GTGTTGGAAGCGCCTGAAATCAAGCCCGCAACGGCACTGGCTGGCACGCTGCTTCCTTCGCCTGCTATCCTGACCGGTACGGAAATGCCGGAGCCCAGCGAGTATCTCCGTGCCAACCAGAAGGACGGGAAACCGCTAGGCGCGGACACCCTGTTCATCGAGACTTGGCGGTGGCTAAAAGAACGCGCCTGTGACCAGTTCATCAGCCCACGGCTGGTAGAAGCCTACGCGCAGGCCTTCGCCCGCTACATCCAATGTGAGGAAGCGATCAGCGCCTACGGCTTGCTGGGCAGGCATCCCACCACCGGGGGTGCGATCGCGAGTCCCTTTGTGCAGATGAGCCAGTCGTTTCAGAAACAGGCGAACTTGCTCTGGTACGAGATTTTTGATGTGGTCAAGCAAAATTGCACCACCGCCTTTGCGGGCAACCCGCAGGACGATATCATGGAAGCCTTACTGTCGGGCAGAAAGGGGAAACGATGAACACCACCGAGCGTTTTGAAAAGGTCAGCATTGACAGACTGATCCCGTATGCCCGCAACGCACGCACCCACAGCAAGGAGCAGATCAAGCAGCTGCGCGCCAGCCTCCGGGAATTCGGTTTTGTCAATCCGTGCATTATCGACAAGGATTACAACATCATCGCCGGACATGGGCGTGTCATGGCCGCCAAGGAAGAAGGGATCGATTCCATTCCATGTGTCTTTGCTGAGCACCTGACCGATGCACAGAAGCGCGCGTACATCCTCGCCGATAACCGTCTGGCGCTCAATGCCGGTTGGGACGATGAGATGCTTTCCGTGGAGCTGTCCGATTTGCAAGCCAACGCCTTTGACCTCTCCCTGCTGGGTTTCAGCGATGCGGAGATGAACAAGATTATGGGCGGCATGGATAATGTCAAGGATGACGATTTCGATGTGGACGCTGAGTTGCAAAAGCCCATGCTCTCCAAGCCCGGCGATCTGTGGCTGCTGGGGAACCACCGGCTGGTTTGTGGCGATAGCACCAAGCCCGAAACGTATACGCTGCTCATGGAGGGAAAGGCAGCCAACCTTACGGTTACGGACCCGCCATACAATGTCAACTACGAGGGTGCCGCCGGGAAAATCAAGAACGACCACATGGCAGGCGACGCTTTCTATCAATTTCTGCTGGATGCCTTTACCCAGATGGAGAAGGTCATGGCACAGGACGCTAGCATCTATGTGTTCCATGCAGATACCGAGGGCTTGAATTTTCGCAAGGCGTTTACCGAGGCGGGATTCTATCTGTCGGGCACGTGCATCTGGAAAAAGCAAAGCCTTGTGCTCGGTCGCTCGCCCTATCAGTGGCAACACGAGCCGGTACTGTTTGGCTGGAAGAAATCCGGCAAGCACGCTTGGTTCTCCGATAGGAAGCAATCCACCATTTGGGAGTTTGACAAGCCGCGCAAGAATGGCGAACACCCAACAATGAAGCCGATTCCGCTTCTGGCTTATCCGATCGTCAATTCCTCTATGACAGGTTGCATCGTTTTGGACCCCTTTGGCGGTAGCGGTTCGACGCTCATTGCCTGTGAACAGACCGGGCGGGTTTGTCGCATGGCCGAACTGGATGAAAAGTTCTGCGACGTGATCGTCCGGCGGTTCATCCAGCAGGTCGGCATTGACAAGGATGTGTATCTCTCCCGTGACGGACAGATGATTCCGTTCTCCGCTGTCGAGGTGGATACTGTTGGATAACGTTCTCACCCTTGGCTCCCTGTTTGACGGCTCCGGCGGGTTTCCGCTCGGAGCCGTTTTCAGCGGCATCCTACCCCTCTGGGCAAGCGAAATTGAACCTTTCCCGATTCGCGTGACTACCAAACGGCTGCCGTGGATGAAGCATCTCGGGGACATCCACGGTATCAGCGGCGCGGAAATCGAGCCTGTTGACATCATCACCTTCGGTTCGCCTTGCACCGATATGTCGGTCGCCGGAAAACGAGCAGGGTTGGAAGGCAAACAATCCGTCCTGTTCTACGAGGCCATCCGGATTGTCCGGGAAATGAGGAGCGCCACGCATGGGAAATCACCACGGTTCATCGTCTGGGAAAACGTACCCGGCGCGTTCTCCTCAAACAAAGGAGAGGACTTCCGCGCCGTCCTTACCGCCGTCGTCCAAACCGCCGAGCCGGAAGCCGAGGTGCCTGCGCCTGATAAGAAGGGATGGCCACGCGCCGACGTTCTGCTGGGAAACGGATGGAGCGTGGCGTACTGCACTGTCGACGCGCAATACTTCGGCGTCGCCCAACGGCGCCGTCGCATCTACCTTGTCGCAGATTTTGGAAGCGAGCGTGCCGGCGAGATTCTATTTGAGCGCGAAGGCGTGTCAAGGGATTTTGCGCCGGGCTTCCCTGCGGCGGAAACGGCTGCCCGACATCCTGCGGATCGCGCTGGAACAACAGTCGCTTTCGAACCCGGAGCTGCCTCCCGCTTAGGCGGGCATTGCTGGGCAGAGCATGCAGGGACGCTTCGCGCGGACGCAGGTGATAACCAGACGGCGGTCGTAATCGACCATGTTCCCGTTGCCTATGGTATAGGGTCTATGGATTCCGAAGGTATGAAATCAGGCAATCCGCTGGTCGGCTTCTACGAAGCGCGGACCGCCAGAACCATCGACCAGAGCGGCGGTAACCCAACGTGCAACCAAGGCGGTATCGCCATATGCGCTCAATCCGCTTTTCCCAATGATGACAACGCATCCGTTGCCTACACAATGACCACCGGTGATTTCACGCAGGTCTGCCGCGAACAGTCCCCCTGCCTGCAGGCGAGAGATTATAAAGACGCGCCCGTCGTGGGCAGGCAACACTACACCGTCCGCCGGCTGACGCCAACGGAGTGTGCCCGGTTGCAGGGATTCCCCGACGGGTGGTGCAGCGGGCTGGGTACCCCGACTCCCACCGAAGACGAGATCGCATGGTGGCAACAGATTTTTGAAACACATCGCCGGATCATGGGGAATTCGGATAAGCCAAAGAGCCGCAAACAAATTGTCAAGTGGCTCAAAACCCCTTACTCCGACGCCGCTGAGTACAAGCTCTGGGGCAACGGGGTCGCGCTGCCCTGCGTGTGTTATGTGCTGCGCGGGATCGTGGAAACCATACAAGCAAAGCGGGCAGAATCTTGTCCAGTATGATTTCTTTCGCCCAAATATCTCATAAAACGCTTGCTATATAAGGCTTTCAGAGCGAATATGTGCATGCTGAACGGCAATGTCGGACAGCAGAATAGCATTAAGGAGACGGTCGCATGGAAGTCAGGTACAACGTAAACGGACAACGCCGCAAGGAACTCGTCGCCGCTATGGCGGAACTTCTGGAAGCCAAACCTCGGTACAACGGCGCCCCCTCGTTCAGCTACACGGTTGGAGATTATCTGGTGGACAAGCAGGGCATGGTGAGCTTTTCCGATTTTTCGGACAGCGAGGAGGTCGAAATGCTGCTGGAAGGTCTCGCCGAGCGAGGGTTCGAGTGCGAGGCTGCTTTCCCGGAAGATAGCGAATCGTTGGAGCAGAGCGCCAATCAACCGGATGATTTGCCACAGACTTGTGCGCCTGAGGATCCTTCTGCCGCTCCGGACGGGTACTCGCTAACGATCGAGATTCCGCTGACGGGCTTTACCCCGGACAAACTGAATAACCTGACCCGACTGGTCAACGCCAAAGCGCCGCTCATCAGCATGGCTTTGGGGGTTGACGATCTGCCGATCCAGATCCACGATGACCGGATCGCCTTCCCATGGTTTCCCGCCGTCGATCCGAAGGCAAGCGATTACAGCGACCGGATGGCCGCCTACCGCACCTTCGTCACGCTGCTGTGCCAGACCGCTCTGAACAAAACGCGGATCAACGCAAAGGAGCGGGAAACGGACAACCCCAAGTTTGCCATGCGGGTTTGGCTCATCTCGCTGGGCATGGTCGGCGCCGAATACAAAACAGCGAGAAAAGTGATGCTCCGTAATCTATCCGGCAACAGTGCCTTTCGAAGCAGCGCGGCGAAGAAGGAGGGTGCTGATGATTGAGTTCCCGCCCATCGAGGCGGTGGCAGCGCTCTGCAACCGCCTCCCGCCAGGTACGCGGGTGGAGCTGCTTTGGATCCTTGACCCCACCTCGCCATTGAAGCCGGGCGATCAGGGAACGGTGCAGTTCGTCGGGAGCATCGGAACCGTTTTCTGTCGCTGGGATCGTGGCATCGAGAAGAGCATCCTCTGGGGTATGGGCGAGGTTCGCAAAATCGGAGAGCAGGATTAGCCGTCCAGCCATAATCTACACAAATCTTCCGCTGATATCTCTACACATCGGAAACCCTTATACTACTTGCTATTGAAGCCGTTCAGAGCGAATATGTACATGCGAAGCGGCAAGGCCGAGCTTCAAAACGCGAAGGAGGATAACGCGATGTGGACAGAAGGCACGATGGACGGGTACGAATACTGGGTCAAGTACTATGAAGAAGGTTCCTCCTACGGGATTGACGAGGGTCGGATTTCCAAGCTCTCGATCCGCAAAAACGGCGTCGAGCTTTATGGCTACGACCGAGGTTTGGATCATGACGATCTGGACGCGAATGGCAGAAAGGTATACGCGAAGCTGCTGAAGATGTTCAACTGACAGCGAAACCAACCGGGATAGCCCCGCAAGGGGCTACTTCCCGTACAGATAGATCGGCTCAGATCCGTGTTTTGCGGATCTGAGCCATTTTCATGCACGCAAAGGAGGCCGAGATGTGCGAAAGCTTCACCGATATAGCCCAACGCTCTTCAAAGCCAGGGATAGCGTATACAGCAAGGCTACCGCCGACTACGCCGTCTCCTTTGTGCAGGCGCTTTCCCACACGAAAGGCAACTGGGCGGGGAAGCCCTTTGAGCTGATTGACTGGCAGGAGCAGATCATCCGGGATGTGTTCGGCATCCTGAAACCCAACGGATACAGGCAGTTCAACACGGCTTATGTAGAAATCCCCAAAAAGATGGGCAAACAAGTAGCGCTTGATACGCCGATTCCCACGCCTGATGGATTTTCAACGATGGGCGCGATCACCGTCGGCGACGTTGTTTTCGACGAGGGCGGGAAACCCTGCCGCGTCGTCGCCAAGAGCGCCGTAGACTATGCCGAACGCGCATACCGCATTACCTTCAAAGATGGCGAAGCCATTGAGGCAGGCGAAAACCATCAGTGGTTCGGAGAATACACGCATGGAAAGCGAGAAGCGTGCGTTTTAACAACCGGTGAGTTGGCGAGCCTGCCTCGTGACAGAGGCAGCTTTCGCTTTCGGATCCCTTTGGCGGGAGCGCTTGAAACGCCTGACGCAAATTTGGCAGTGGAGCCCTATCTATTCGGCTATTGGCTCGGAAACGGAAACGCGGTCAAGCCGGAGATCACCGTGAAGACCGGTGATGTCGCGGCTGTTTTGAGACACATCCTGCCTTATCACGCGGTCGGCAGCGTATGGCAAAACACAGGCAACAGCCTCGTATTCCGGATACCGGCGCTTCGTTGCGCTTTGCTCGACAGCTTTCGTGACAAAGTGATCCCCGTTGCGTATCTGCGCGCCGGCAAAGAGCAGCGACTGCGCTTGCTGCAAGGCTTAATGGATTCAGACGGCGCGGTCAGCAATCGCAAAGGGCAGGCGATCTACTCGTCCACGGTGCGTGGGCTTGCTCAAAGCGTCAGTGAGTTACTGTGGAGCCTCGGTATCAAAAACGCGATCAAAACGGCGGTTTCCACACAGAGGATCGACTGGAGCCGGCCCAGCGCGGAATGCGGACGGAAAGAAACCGGCGAAACGCTATACTATGTCAAGTTTACAGCGTTCAAGGATACGCCGGTCTCGGGGCTGCGCAGGAAGAGAAGCCAGTCGGTAGAGCGCAATCCGCGAACGCGAAGCCACTTCCGCTATATCGAGAAAATCGAGCCGATTGTAAACCGGGGCATGCAATGCATTCAGGTAAGCAGCGCGTCCCACCGGTATTTGGTGGGACGCTCGTGTTTACAGACGCACAACTCCGAACTTGCCGCCGCTATCGCCCTGCTGCTTACTTGCGGCGACAGCGAGGAACGCGCCGAGGTATACGGCTGTGCTGCTGATCGGCAGCAGGCGTCCATCGTATTTGAGGTGGCTGCCGATATGGTGCGCATGTGCACGGCACTCTCCAAGCGCGTCAAAATCCTTGCATCCACCAAGCGTATCATCTACCTGCCTACAAACAGCTTCTATCAGGTGCTCAGCGCTGAAGCCTACTCCAAACATGGCTTCAACATTCACGGCGTGGTGTTTGACGAACTCCATACCCAGCCCAATCGGAAGCTCTTTGACGTCATGACCAAGGGTTCCGGCGATGCGCGTACGCAGCCGCTCTATTTCCTGATCACCACGGCGGGTACCGATACGCAGAGCATCTGCTTCGAAACCCACCAAAAAGCATTGGATATCCTTGAAAGCCGAAAACGCGATCCCACGTTTTACCCAGTCATTTACGGCGCCAAGGAAGAGGACGACTGGACAGATCCCAAAGTGTGGAAGAAGGCCAATCCCTCGTTAGGCATCACAGTGTTAATTGATAAGGTGAAGGACGCTTGTGAGAGCGCTAAGCAAAATCCCGCCGAGGAGAACAGCTTCCGGCAATTGCGCCTGAACCAGTGGGTCAAGCAAGCGGTGCGTTGGATGCCCATGGCCAAGTGGGACGCCTGTGCGTTTGATGTTGATGCTGCCCGATTGGAAGGCCGTGTCTGCTACGGCGGGCTTGACCTATCTAGCACCACCGACGTAACGGCCTTTGTGCTGGTGTTCCCACCGGAGGATTCATACGGCAAGTATGAGGTGCTGCCTTACTTCTGGATTCCCGAGGAGAATACCGACCTGCGTGTTCGCCGTGATCATGTGCAATACGACCTCTGGGAAAAGCAGGGTTTCCTTCTGACCACGGAAGGCAATGTTGTTCATTACGGCT